CATCACGTTCATTAATTCTTGTGGAATACAACCAATCCAGTATGCTCTATTGATGTTGCCTTCTATAAACATAATCATCACAGTGTTGCCCACATCAGGTGGAACGAACCACATACCATAACTCTGTTGACTGTCTCTATGATCTTTGTTTTTGTTCAGTCCTGCCACATTGGTTGTGCCATAAAATGGACTGAGATATTTTGCTGTGATGAATTGTCCTGTGGTTGTGGCATTGCCTGAATCCAATGTTTTAACCAATTCAACTTCTATTGCTCCACTGTATTTGGGATCCAACACATTTCTCACAATGGCTTCAAAAGGTCCTTGATTTAATTTAGGATCAATTGAGTGTGATTTTCGTGTGTTTAAATTTTTTGCCATTAGTCTTTACTGTTATCTTTTTGAATTTTTTTCTTGTTGCCTGAGCCTTCCACAGCATTCAATGTCATGTTGGCTTGTCTGTTTATTCTCAATGTTTGCTCAAACATACCTTGTCGGAAAGTGCTCAAGATTGTTTGAACTTGGAATATACCGCTAAATTCACCCAATCTAATTGTTTCCCCTGCTCCGTTTTGGTACGACCCACCTTGAGGGAAAATAAAATTATCCCCACCAGGTTGATAATCAATCGGTGTTTGGAAATTCATTTCTATAAAACAAGAAGTATCTTGATAATTTATTTCTCCCCTGCCGTTACCGTTGTTTTTATCACTTGAAGATTCTGTGGCATATGGTCTAGGATCCACAAAAAATCTTGTGGGTTCATCTGAATTCATCATCCCACTTGCTGGTAAGAAGTAAGGATCTCCAATTATTGTTAAATCCATTTGAATTAAATCAGTTGTTCCACCATTGATAATTCTATCATTCATTGTTCTAGCAATTTTTAATTCTGCACTTTCATTTTCTGTTCCTTCACCGCTGGCTTCTTTTTGTGCTTTTACAATTCTAGATGCTAAATTTCCTGGTTTATTGTCTTCAGAATCTGTTACAAACATTTTTGGCACATTTGTTGCTACTCCTGATTTTTCTATACTCTTGTTACCTCCAGCAGATGAAGTTGACGAAGTTTTATTCATATTTTGAGGAGCACTATTGAAAAAAGCAAAATTATAGTCCAACTGGAAATCCATTATATCTTTGTTCAATCCAGTGTAAAGATAATTGTATCCTTTTACAATGTTTTGTCTAAGCACAGTAATACCTGTCGGCATAGATGTATCATCGTCAAATATAGTGTCTGGCACTTGATAAGGCACTATACTGAAAACATTTAATCTAGGATGGTTATTTGTTTTCATTTTGAAAAAAGAATCCTGCAGTTGAAAACATTTGGTTCTTACTCTAAACCAAGGATGTTTGCCTGGCTGTTTGTTTTTCATTTCGTCAGGATTTTTTGTTAAATTTTTAGCATATTCACTCAACAGTATCACTGTTTCAATTATGTCTGTGACACGAGTACCTTTTTTAAAACTTAAAGTCATCGCTCTAAGATTTAAAGTGATACCATCTCTGGTGAAAGTTTTTTTGCGTTTGTCATATTTTTCTTCAAAATCAGGAAATTTCTTACCCATTATAGCCATGTTATTTTCATTGATAGCCATTTTTGATGCTCCAATGTCATTGCCTAAAAAAGTTGCATTTGATCCTTCACCTTCGGTTTGAAACACTCTTACTCCTTGTCCGCTTGTGCCAGTGTATTCGTTGGTTACTCGAATATTTTTTCCTAGTAGTGTTTCCACAATGCTGTCTCTTTTTTCGGTATTGAAAAAATAATCTCCTGAGCCATCGCTTGTCATTGTTGCTCTATCTTTCAAAACTCTTTTTCTCTCTGCTTCTGTGTATTCAACTTCAGAGTTCTCAGGAAAATATATCACAAAGTCATCTGTAGGCACTGTGGCAAGTTTTTCTTTCTTCTTGGCTTTTTTGTCTAAATCTTCGCCTTTAAAATTTAATTGCCCCATTAAACTGTCATCTCCCACCTGCATCATTTCGTAAACAGTTTTTCCTGACAGTGTGATATCAGTGTTTATTTTATTATTCACATCCATTGTTGGAGTTTCTATCCAAGGTGCGGCAGTACAATCATACACAGCACCTGCCTGACTGGCTCTTATTGCCGCTTTTGTCATTTGAATAGGCATAACTTTACGTAGATTGTTATTTCTAAAAATTTTGCCATTTACATCTTGACCAACAAAATCCACTATTAAGGCATACGGTGCTCTTGTAAATTCAACGTTGCCATCGTCTGCGGCTTTGCCGGCTTGTATCGCCATAGTCTGTAAAAATAAACCAATACTGAAAGGTTCTGTCACAGTAAAAGAAAGTTCTGATCTTTGTACGTGTTTTGTTTTTTGATTGGGAGAAATGAAAGATTTTATTTCAACATTATCTATAAAGTATTCAAGACTTACTCCTGCTTGTTTGTAAAAAGTAACTTCTTCTATTTTGCCTTTACCAGCGGAATGTGCCACAGGATGAAGAGGCATTCTATTATAAAGTATGTTGGGGAAATTTACTTCTTCCAGTGTCAGTGCCGCCAGTGTGAATACAGCATTGTATGATTCATAGTCGTGTAGAGGGTTGGGTATGAATTCTCTTATAAATTCTTTTACCTGGACATTGGGTTTTTTCTTCTTTTTTGATACGTTTTCATCTTTTGTTACTGAAGTGTTAGTTTCAACATCCATGTAAGAAAGACCGCTGTCTTTCCATTCAACTGTTGCGCCTACCTTTTCAGTAACACCTTTTTTAAGAGTTACATTTGAATTTGTTTTTTTGTTAAAGAACATATTACACTCCTAGTGTATCTCTAAGAGCGGGTCCTTGTGGAATATAAATTTCTAAGCCAGGAATAAGATCGTAAACTGGATCAGAAATTTTGTCCATGTTGCGTTGAGCAAACACCCACCATAGTTTTTCGTTGCCGTAAAGATCATAAGCCAACAAGTCAGGTCTATGATTGTATTGTGGTTCCACAGTGTACAACACATCGTCCGGTTGTGCCGGCACTGGACGTATTGTCATTATGTCGAGATATTGATCATCAACAATCCTTGTAGATGCATATGGACTTGAGCTTGTAAAGAATCCCATTAAATAAATCCACTTCCTTTTGTTCCGCCATTTTTAACAAAATCGGCAAGATCAAATTGTGCTTGTTTTGTTCTGCTGTATTGTGGTACAACTCCAATAGTCATTAAACTTTCTGTTGGTGCCCAGGCATAAGTTCCGCCAGTTGAGGCAACAGATGATTGACCATCAGATGTTCCAGATTCTTCTGCTGTTAATTTTGTGCTGATGTAGTCAACATCTTCTTTTAAATCAAATGTAAAGTTTTGAATAATCACAGGAACATCTTTGAAAGTGAAATCTCCGTATCCGTTTAAACGCACCACTGGAGGTGGAGCACCTTTGTTTGGTGATAGCCCATAACTCATTTTTGTCATTGATCTCAAATAATGCACAGCCGCTACCCAATATCTTGCTTCCATTTCGTTCTGCACATAGAAGTGTGCTGAGATTGTCATTTGATCCACACGTGAATTTTCATAAGCATAAAACGGATAGTTGGTGTGTACCGGTTGCATTGGATTCCAATTGGCTGATTGTCCTACCAATATTGTTGGAGTATAAGGAAATACCAATCTGTTGCCTGTGGCTTTTAAAGGATCCAACAGTGTTTTTTCTCCTGCTATCATTTGAGTAATACTTTGTGGCATTGACAAACTCACACGCCAGTCTTGGTCTCCGCTGTCTGTGTTACCGTCTGTGTTCATTGTGATCGCTGGAGCAGATTTATCAAATTTAAATATACCGTCAGTAAGTTTTTTCAACTCACCTTTTAGTCTTTTGGCTTTACCAAAAGCAAAACTGGATACTGAATCTAATGTTTTACCAAATGTATCTATGTTGGTGTTTAAAAAACCTGAAGTATTGCTCACAATGTCATTAGCCATTGTTTTCATGTCACCTACTTTGTTTGATGTCAAATCTGTCGCTTTTTTTAGAAAATTGTCTGCCATACATTTATTTATTGACAAAATTAACTGAGTAGTTTATAATGAAGAGATATATAACAAGGAACATTAATGAAAAAAGTCAATTATCTAAACAACAGAGACCTATTATCCGAAATTCATAAGTCTAAGGCATCATTTTGCAGTTTTATAGACGAAGCATACAGCGAATACAACTTGATTGTGAAAAACGTGGATGCAATAAACATTAGAACTGTTGCTCAAGCCAAGAGAAATAAAGCCAAAAAATTAACACATCAAGACTACGAAAGACGTAAAAAATTAGATCCTAAAACTAAATTGGGAGAATGCCAAATAGATTATAGAAAGATTGACAAGGATGATGTAGTTTTTAGGGTGATGACATTTGATCACGTGCCAGATGAACCTGGTAGAAAAAAGAATCCAAAAACAGTGGCAGATGGTAAAACCAAGGTAAACTTTCCACCATTCCAACATTGGAAATATGACAGAAAAGGCAATTTAATTTGTGTGGGAAAAAGTCACTGGGAAGGTGGTTTAGAAAACGGCAAATTCAATAAAGAATCAGGCAGAGCCACAAATGAACTGGCAAAAATGTGGATGAAACTGTGTGAACGTTATGGAACAAGAGGTAATGTAAGAGGTTACACATACAATGATGAGATGCAAGGACAAGCCATATTGCAATTGGCTCAAATTGGTTTACAATTTGATGAATCTAAATCAGATAATCCATTTGCTTATTACACAGCGGCAGTTACTAATTCGTTTGTAAGAATTATCAATATTGAAAAACGTAATCAAAATATTAGAGATGATATTCTGGAACTTAACAATATGATGCCTAGTATGTCACGACAGACTCAAGGCGATTCAGGTGCACCAAAGACTGCAAACAAATCGAATCCAAAACCCAAAGTCAGTAAACGAACGAAAAAGTAGTTGACAAATACAACACTTTCGTGTATTCTAAAGAAAAGTAGGAGATTATTTTGTTCAAGAAATTAGCAGTTTTTACCGACATTCATTTCGGATTAAAATCCAATTCTAAATTACACAACGATGACTGTGAAGAATTCGTTGATTGGTATATCGAACTAGCAAAGAAACATGGCTGTGAAACAGGATTGTTTTGTGGCGATTGGCATCACAACAGGAATAGTGTAAACATAACCACTATGGATGCTTCTATTAGATGTTTAGAAAAATTAGGAAAAGCATTTGATAAATTTTATTTCTTTCCAGGCAATCACGATTTATATTATAAAGACAGCAGAGATATTCAATCTGTAGAGTTTGGCAGATTTATTCCCGGCATCACTATGGTTAATAAAATTACAAAAATAGATGACACTATATTAGTGCCTTGGTTAGTAGGCAATGAATGGAAAAAAGTTGGTAATATGGAATGCAAATATATGTTTGGTCATTTTGAATTACCCAACTTCTTTATGAATGCAATGGTAGAAATGCCTGACACAGGAGAATTACGACCAAGTGATTTTAAAAAACAAGAATACGTTTTCTCAGGACACTTTCATAAAAGACAGGTCAAAAATAATATTCATTATTTAGGCAATCCTTTTCCACACAATTATGCAGATGTTGATGACGATGAACGTGGTATGATGATATTAGAACATGGCACAGAGCCTGTTTATTTCAATTGGGATAATTGTCCCAAGTACAGAAATGTAAAATTAAGCACACTGTTGGACAAAACCAAAGAGATCATGAAAAAGAAAATGCATCTAAGAGTTACATTGGATATAGACATCAGTTTTGAAGAAGCCAGTTATATTAAAGAAACTTTTATGAAAGAATATAATTGTAGAGAAATAACACTAATCCCAAGCAAACAAGAAGAAGAAATAAACACAGAACTTGATATTACAAAATTTGAAAGTGTAGATCAAATTGTTTCTAAAGAAATTGAAACAATTGAGTCTGATGCATATGATAAATCTGTCTTGCTTAGAATATTTAGAGATTTAAACAATGATACTGATTAAAACAATTACTGTAAAAAACTTTATGAGTGTGGGTAATCAAACCCAAGCAATAGACTTTCAACAAAAATTATTAACACTGGTGTTGGGTGAAAACTTAGACATGGGTGGCGATGACGCAGGTTCACGTAATGGTACAGGTAAAACAACCATAGTCAACGCATTGTGTTACGCATTGTATGGCGAAGCACTTACAAAAATACGTAAAGACAATCTAGTGAATAAAACCAACAGCAAAGCAATGTTGGTCACAATAGCATTTGAAAAAGATGGTGTAAATTATAGAGTAGAACGTGGCAGAAAACCAAATGTAATGAAGTATTACATTGACGACCAAGAACAAGAACTATCAGATGTCAGTCAAGGAGATTCACGTAAAACACAAGAAGACCTGAACAGAATGATTGGAATGAATCCAAAAATGTTTAAACACATTGTGGCTTTGAACACATACACTCAACCCTTTTTAAGTTTACACAACAATGAACAACAAGAAATAATTGAACAACTGTTAGGAATTCAGTTGTTGTCTGAGAAAGCAGACATCTTAAAAACACACATCAAACGTTCAAAAGAAGACATAGCACTGGAAACAGCAAGATTAGAAGGTTTAAAAATTAGCAATGAAAAAGTAGAAGAAACAATTCACAGTTTAAACAACAAAAGCAGTGCTTGGCAAAATCAAAACAGAACAGATATAGAAAAATTAGAAAAAAACTTGAAAGAGTTAGAAGGCGTAGACATTGATAAAGAATTAGAAACACATCAAAAACTTGAAGATTGGACAAAACTTAATGATGCGTTAAGACAATTGCAAAAAGACAGAGCCGGTTTGGAATCAACTATTGAACAAGCAGATAAGACAGCAAAAAAATTGCATGATGATTTAGAAAAACTTAATAGCGAAACTTCTTGTTATGCTTGTGGACAGGATCTGCCTCAAGATAAAATAGAACAAATGCAGAAAACTTTGGAAGAAGAATATGGAGAATCCAACAGTTATGTAATGGAATTGGCTGAACAATTAGAACAAACTGTAAAAGATATCAAAGCAGTGGGCGATTTGGATCAAAGACCTGACACATACTATGACACACTTAAAGAAGCATATGATCACAGACAATATGTGGAATCAATCAACACAGCACTTGTTAACAAAAAAGAAGAATCAAATCCATATCTAGATCAAATAGACGAATTAAAAAATCAAGCAGTACAAGAAATAAATTGGGACACAGCAAACACACTACAAAAATTGAAAGAACATCAAGAATTTTTGTATAAATTGTTGACAAATAAAGATTCTTTCATAAGAAAGAAAATAATTGATCAAAACTTAACCTTCTTGAACAACAGGTTAACTCACTACTTGGATCAATTGGGTCTTCCACACTTGGTCACATTTAAAAATGATTTAAGTGTGGAGATCACTCAACTGGGACAAGAACTAGACTTTGACAATTTGAGTAGAGGAGAAAGAAACAGATTAATTTTAGGTTTAAGTTTTGCATTTAGAGATGTATGGGAAAACTTGTATCAACAGATCAACTTGTTATTCTTAGATGAATTAATAGATTCTGGTATGGATTCAGCAGGAGTTGAAAGCAGTTTGGCTATTTTGAAAAAAATGAGCAGAGAATCAGGCAAAAATATATTTTTAATATCCCACAAAGATGAATTGATGGGCAGAGTGAACAATGTGCTTAAGGTTGTTAAAGAAAACGGCTTCACAGCATATGCTAATGACGTAGAAACACATGACCATTCTAGATGATACACACGATAAACTGACCAAGGCGTACATGGCTTATTTTAAGGCAAACGAGTTGTTTGCTGAGAGGCGAAGCCTCGCTACCAAAGTAGCCGCTAGAAAGGCTTTAGCGGAAATTAGAATTTTGGCACGTCAAAGACGTAAAGAACTTGAAGCACAATACAAAGTGAGCAAGATCCAAAAACAGCAAGAGCGAAAAAAATAATCAGTAAGTATGTCCATATGCCATGGACTTATCAAGGTAACCCCATTCACACACTGCCGGAAGACTGCGAAGGATTTGTGTATCTCATTACAAACACAACCAACGGTAAGAAGTATGTGGGTAAAAAACTGGCGAAATTCAAGAAGACACGTCCACCTCTCAAGGGTAGGATAAACAAACGTAGAAGCAAAGTTGAATCGGACTGGAAAGACTATTGGGGATCTTCAGACCATTTGAATGCTGACGTGGCAGAATTAGGCGAAGAAAAATTTACTAGGGAAATATTATACATCTGTAAAGGTAGAGGCGTAATGAGTTATCTCGAGGCTCGAGAACAATTCGAAAGGCGAGTACTAGAAACCGATGATTACTACAACGGAATTATCAATGTGAGAGTTGGTGGTTCCCGAATCCTAAAAGAAGAACTTAAAAACTACAAAAAGGCTTAACATAGCAACATCGCTGATCGTAGATCCAGGAAGTGCGTTTGAAAAATAATGGTGAATCCTGAGTTGCAAGGCAAGTGCTTACTAAAGGCACAAAAGAAGATGCTCTGTGAAAAAGATACAACATCACAACTGCTCACTTTGTTTGTGAAGGGTGCCGCAGTTGACCGTGACTAATGAAGTCTGGAATAGGGAGTTGGCGGGTCACCGCTTCCGTACAAAAGTTCCTTTCACAAAATGGCAGGCTAGTCTCGCATGATGGCTTCATACTTTTCCCGTTACTGGGTGAAGTATGGATCAACTGTCTGCATGATGCACAACATAACTTCGTTATGTAATTGCTTAAATGCTTGAGCGTAAGCGAAAAGCAGAACGACGCTAGTCGTTCTTAAACATTGGGATCAAATGATTCACAATCCAACCATAAAGCGGCATCAGGTTCCGCTGACACAACGTGTTTCAACTTGGTGTGACTCCAGTTCCTAATCTCCAACTCTTTTAATACAGAATCAGAATACACATGAATAACATCTGGTTCCAACTTCAATATCTGTTTGATGGCTGTGGGATCTGGTTTTGATTCGTATGTCTGTATTGCTGTGACTTCAGGTATGCAACGAAAATCTCTGGCGTACTTGTCTCCGTGGAGCCAAGTGAGTGGGCCTGTGTTTTTGGAACGCAGTTTTAAATCGTTGGCATTGTGTCGCCAATGAATATTATTTTCTGCGAAGCCCGCCTCTACGAGTCGGTCATAAGTTTTTGATCCCACCGCATACACCTTTTGTTCCAACAGTTCTGTAAGACTGTGTGCATAGTGTTTGATGGCTTCAATGTGTGTGATGATCAATCCCGATTGTGCATCTGCAGATGAGTGTTCAACGGTGGCTGTTTTAAGACAGGGAATCCACAGGTCATCCTCATCCAACTCCTGGGGTCGTACAATTTGTGTGTAGACTTGCATATGTGATTTATTTAGAATGTGTGTGTCATTGATTAAATGATGCTATTTGGTTCTAGGCACCGTGTGTGTATGATTTTTTATACTTTATATATAGTATCTATATGTTAAAAGAAGGGTTGTCCTGTTTTTTTAGCAGTATCTAGATTTTCTTTGACAACTCCGCCCATTACTTCTCTATCTTCATGACAGGTAGCATATATTTCATCCAGAGTGATTGATCCACGCATGAACCATGCCAATTTGAATAGATCGGATTTAAAATTTTTAATTTCACCTTCCATTTCCTTGGTGAGTTTGATAATGTCAGAAGTCGGCAGTGTTGATATCTTTATACGAAAAAATTTGCTGAATCAAATGCTACAGGTATTGTGTATTCAGCAGGTGCTCCGTTCTTAATTTCTTCTTCTGAAGATTTAATGATTTGAGGTTTTAATTGAAATACTTCTCTATTTTTTTCCAAATGCTCCATGATGGAACTGAAAAATTGTTTGTCAGTGTTTTCCAAAAACTCTTTGATTTGTTTGGCATCGGTTACAGTCTCGCCATCCACTGTGATTGATGCTATTGTGTTAGCCACCATGCCCACACTTAATTCTGTTAATTTTTTGAAAGTTACTTGAAATGCTTTTACTTTTTCTTCATCATTCATTTTTGTGTCATCTACAATCTTTTGAATTCTTTGCTGTTCAAATGTTTGGATTGCACTTTCGGTAAACTCTTTGTACGTTAAAGGTTTTGTTTTTACTTCCATGTTTTGATAAAAAAATGTATCATTGTATTGTGCTGACAGGATGCTGTTTAAACTTTCTTGTAAATCCAACACCAATTCTTTCTCAATGGATGTGCCCGGCACTTTGATTGGCATAGTCATGCTGGTTCCATATGTGGCCATTCTGATGGTCATCAATGCCGCATCGCAATCTATCGAAGGCATTGCCCATGCATTCTTAATTGACGGTATACAACTCTGTATCACTGTCACAGTGGCTTCTCCATTCAACAATGCATCTGGAGTTTTCAGCAACATTTCATCTTTTGCTGTCATAGGATACACAGCAACATCTCCTGATTCAGGAACCTGTATAGATCCTTCAGGATAAAATTTATAACCACTTGGCAATCTTACAAACTGTTTGGGCTGTCTGTAATACTTTTTAAGTGGGTTATTATTTGTACCTATTTGTTCTTGTGACATTCAATCTCCAATAAATATTGTTATTAACTTTTAAACTGCTAATATTTAGTATGACATATTAACTGCATACTTAATGATTGGCATTAAATACAAGTAACAAGGATTTTGGTATCACATAATGGCAACAATTGAAGAATTATTAGAAGACGCGGTTAAAAAAGGTGGGCTAGCCAGCGAAGATACTGCCAAAAAGATATTGAAGGCTGTAGGTGGGTCTGGAGGTGGTGGTAACAGTGGTGCTCAACGCGAGTTCACAGAAGAAACCAAAAAAACCAGCAAATCAGTTGTTGTATTCAAAAAAGTTTTAGGTGCGGCAGGAGCCGGCTTTGCAATGTTGAAAGATGGAGCAGACGGATTGGTTGGCGGACTCGGTGTTCTATCACAAAGCACCACAGGATTAAACAAAGTATTTTTACAATTCACAGCCGACCTAGCGGCAAGAGTGTTTGAAAATGTTGACACTTTCAGAAACCTGGCAGAGATAGGCGCGAACACAACTCAAACAGTTAGTGATTTTAGACGTATAGCAGGCGACGCCGGAATAGACATGACAAGATTAGCCCAGGCATTAATGAGTGCCAACACATCACTGGCTGGTTTTGGCGGTAGTGCAAACGAAGGTGCAAGAAGATTCAACACAATAATGACATCACTATTACAGAGTGATTTCAGAAAAACAATCGCAGGTCTTGGATTTTCTATGGAAGATATCACAGAAGGCTTTGCTGATTATCTAGACTTACAGACTACTTTGGGTAGATCTCAATCAATGAGTAATTCACAGTTGGTTGCAGGCTCGCAAGAATATCTATTGAGATTAGACCAATTGTCAAGATTAACTGGATTGCAAAGAGATCAAGTGAAAGATGAATTACAAGCAGTGGCAGATGCCAGAGAGTTACGTTTAATTTCAAACAGTGAAATAGAAGCAACCATGGTAAGGGTCAAAGCGGCGGCACCAGAAATGGTAAGTGCTGTTACAGGATTGTTAGCAAAAGGATTCCCAGAAGGCGGAGAACAAGTTGGTATATTTGCTGTGGACGGTGTGCGTGAAGCAGTGTCGGCATTGAGAGATGGTGTACCTGGTGCAAGTGATATGTTTATTCAAGCACTGGCACGTAACGGTGAAAGCATTGCCAACATGGACGAAGGTCAGAAAAAATTAATTGCTACTCAACTAGGCGTGGGCAATGAATTTTTCAATGTTGCGGCAGATTCTGTTAAGTTCAGAAAATTCTTAGGACAAAGTACAAGTGCCATCATAGCAGAACAAGAAGCAAGAGCGGCAAGCACTGAAGGTGCAAAACAATTTCAGAATGCCAGTGAAAACTTGCGTTCAAAATTTCAAAAATTATTGACTCCATTCCAACAAGGAGTTGATATTATTATAGGTGGCTTGGCAAGCATAATTGGTCCTGAATCTTTTATTGCAACCACATTGGATGATTTAGGAACGAAATTTAACGATTGGTTCGATGAGTTGTCAGAAGGTGGCAAAGTGGCAATGGGAGGACTATACGTTGCGGCAGGTGTAGCGGCGGCGGCATTGACTGCGATCGCCGGCAAGAAAGCCGTCAAGGGAGTTACAAGTTATCTAACAGGAGGCGGACCGGGTGGTGGAGCGAAATCTGTTTTAGGAAAGACTGGTGCAGGTGGTGGCGGTTTACTAGCCGGCATGGGTGGCGGACTAAAAGGTTTAGCAGGCGGTTTGACAGCAATGGCAAATCCGGCAACTCTATTAGGTGCGGCGAATTTAGGACTAGCAATCACGGCAATAGGAGCAGGTTTAGCCGCGGCAACTTTCTTAATGGGAGGAGCATTAGAGAAGTTTAGCAGTGGTTTACAAGGTTTTTCATTAGTAGATGGCGGCAATTTAATACAAGTAGCCAAAGGCACTTTGGCACTGTCAGGAGCAATGGCGGCAATGGGGGCAGGAAGTACTGTAGGTGCTGTTACAGGCTTTGTAGGTAAGATTTTCGGTGGAGGATCAGAAAACTTTGCCAAAAACTTGAATAAAACACTCGATGAGCTTGACAAAGGCAAAATAGACATGTATGCTAACAGTTTAGATAACTTAGGAAATGCAATGACAAGTTTAAGAAGTGGAATGATGGGATCAACAACGGCATCCGCAAGTTCAACCGGAGACAAGTTGGATCAGTTAAATAGTACGATGGAACAAATTTTGATGGCAATGAGTGATGGCAATCGTTACAGCAGAATAACTTCACAAGCAACAACAGAAATGTCGGATACAGTATAATGAGTTGGAAAAAATATTTTACAGAAGTGCCACTATCAGACGGCACAGGCGGAATGAATTCACCTTTAGGTGGAGGAGTTGGTGGAAAGGCTGGACCAGCCAAAACAAACTACTCATCATATCTTCCAGATGTGTACAGCGGTGCACCAAACAGAATTGAAAGATACGGACAATACAATGTGATGGATTTAGATTCAGAAGTGAATGCCGCATTGGATATCCTAGCAGAATTTTGCACACAAAACAATACACAAAACAATACACCATTCAAATTTGAATACAATCAGAAAGCAACTAATACAGAAATACAAATCATAGAACAATACCTGCACCAATGGTGCAAAATGAACGACTTTTCTAAACGTGTGTTTAAGATTATGCGTAACGTATTCAAGTATGGTGATGCATTCTTTATTAGAGATCCGGAAACAAAGAAAATGTTTCACGTTGATCCAGCAAAAGTAACAAAAATAATTGTAAATGAAAGCACAGGTAAAACTCCTGAGCAATATGTTATAAAAGATATCAATTTTAACTTTAAAAGTCTTGTAGCAACTACACCTTATCAAACAACAGGCAATGTTACTGGCGGTGGATCAGGATATTTGACTGGCGGAGTAAGAGGAATGACTGGAGTAGACAATACATCAGCACCAGGAACAAGATTTGGCACAGGACAAAGAGAAATTGCTGTTGATGCCGACCACATGGTACATTTAAGTTTAAGTGAAGGACTGGACAACAACTTTCCGTTTGGTAATTCACTGTTGGAAAGCATTTTTAAAGTTTACAAACAAAAAGAATTACTGGAAGACGCAATTATAATCTACAGAGTACAAAGAGCACCTGAAAGAAGAGTGTTTTACATTGACGTAGGTAATATGCCAAGTCACTTGGCAATGCAATTTGTGGAAAGAGTTAAAACAGAGATTCATCAAAGACGTATTCCTTCATCAACAGGTGGTGGAACAAACGTAGTAGACAGTTCTTATAATCCACTTTCAATCAACGAGGACTATTTCTTCCCTCAAACAGCAGAAGGTAGAGGTTCTAAAGTTGAAACATTACCAGGTGGTGAAAACCTAGGTGAAATTTCAGACTTGAAATACTTTACTAATAAACTGTACAGAG